CCCTTTTTTCTGTGTCTTTGTTTCTAATTGCCTTTTCAATTCGTCTAAAGAATCTTTTCTTTTTTGCTCTAGTAATTCAAATCTTTTTTGATATTGCTCAGGATTCGCCATATAGGCTTGTTCATCTCTTTGAGCTAACTGTTCAGCTTTTTCAGGGAGAAAATTCATGTTTAAATAATGGCGTGTCTGAGCTAATCGTTGCTGAGGTGTCCAATATGGCTTAGGAAGCGTCTCTTCTGCTGTTATTCCTTTTTCTTGAATTCCTGGTGTGGTTTCCCTTAATGGAATAGGTTCTCCCATTGAACCTTGTGGAATGAATTGTTCTGGTTGTGCTGCTAACTGTGGAGATCTTGTTAAAGGCTGCTGCGTTTGAGGTTGCATTCCTGCACCTTCCGCGCCTTTTCTAATCGCTTGGCTTTGCATATTTCGAAGCATAGCCTCATACATGGGGCCTGCTCCTCTAGCAAGTTCAGGAGATACTGAAGTTAAACGAGCGAATGCGGTAGCAAGCTTTAATGGATCTCCTTGTGCTTCTTTAAATGCATTTTCAGCCTCCATTAATCCAAGTCTTTTAGTTAGTCCCTGTGCAATCGCTTGACCAACTAAACCTCCTGTGGACATTGTTGGCTGTATTCCTATTACTTGTACCATTTACTTACCTCACACATTTCCTATTATGGGAGCATATTTTTGATATAAACTTGCTAAATTTCCAAGACCACTTCCCATTCCTGGAAAGCCAGCTCCAGCATACCCTTGTAAAAGACCTGTACCAAAACCCATCTGAGGCTGCACATAGGCAAAAGGCTGTGCTGATAACCCGGCTCCTGTCAAATTTCCATATTGTCCCATTAAACTTTGTGCAGCTTGCTGTCCAAGTCCTGCTTTAAGTTGTGCTAACTGAGATTGCAAATTACCCCCGGCGGAACTAAGAGCCTGACCAAATCCGCTAGATGATAAGCCGCCACCCATTCCGCCTCCAGCACCTGCAAAACGTTCAGCTAATCCTGGAACTGTCTGCTGCTCAAATTCTCTCATGTATGGCTCTGTAAATTGCCTTACAGCTTCTGAATTTGGATCCATTAATTGTTGTTGATATCCCAAAGATTCTTCATATGCTTGCCCTAAATTTCCACCAGGACTAACCATAGAAAGAATCTGATTCAAAAGAGCTTGTTGCTCCTTTGTCATCGTCGACTTTTTCTTTAATTTGTCATTTCCGCTGAATAAACCTCCAAGTCCCCCTAAAACACCACCAGCAAGTGCTCCCCAAGGCCCAAACGTTGATCCAGCCATTGCTCCTGTGCCTGCTCCTGCAGCTCCTTGTCCCCAATTTACAGCCATTTTTACCCCGCCTTTGTGTATTCAATCACAACAGTTGTTTCAGTGAATCCGCTTCTATCTGTTGTTGTCGTGATAATAGCACTTGTTGAATTAATTTCTAATAGTATGCCATCGTTTGGAATGGGCAAGCCCTCCAAAGCGTTAATATCTGTTGCCGCTCCATAAGCTCTGGTCAGTCGATAATCATCATTCCAATCAATTCCATGGATGACCGATTTTGATGTGGAATTTGGTAAAGAGCCAAAATCAAGTACCATTCGATAAACATTCTTATTCTTCTGCGGATCGTTCTCATCAAAATATTGCTGGTTTGTAATCTTTTCATCTGGAACATACAAACCTCCTTCTTTCGAATTCAGAGACGCTGTAATCCTTTGGTACAATGTATTGAACTGATGCCTAAATTCCGCATAATCCTGTGGGATTTCTATGCTTATCGGAAGCTGATTTTCAAGACCTGGTTTATCGCTAGAAAAAGACATTTTATAAATTTATATTCTTAGATTTTATATTTAGGTTTGCTTCAGGATCAAAAAAATAACTTTTATCGATCAATTCTATAAGTCCTTTTTTTTCTTTTACTGCACATTCAGCCAATATTCCAAAACATTTACAGGCCATCATAAGATCTTCCAAGGAAGTTTCAAAACTTCCTGTTTCTTTACCTTTTTCTATCGAATATCCAATATTTGATAAAGCTACGCCTATTTCTGCCCATTTATTGTCGCGTTCTATATTAACAAGAGAATTTGAAATATTAACCAGATCATCTATATCTAAAGTTAACAAAAAAGAATATAGATTTTTTTTTGTTTTTTTCCAGAATTTGATCATTTTTTCCACATAAGGATTTGCCTCTTCAAGAGGCCCTTCAATTCTAAAATCTAATGTTGTCATTGCTATTTCCCAAATATATTTTTACCACCAGTTCTAAAATAGATCTGCATGGCATTTAAAACAAAGTTTTGTTGATGTGTCCGCAATTGAAACATCTGCTCTTCATTGTATGTCAAGAGCAAACGAAGATATTGACCGAAGCATGTAGCAAAGAATCTATGCCATCCATACTGGGAATTTAACGTAAAATAGGGCGCTGTCATCGTTGACCAATATCCTGATCTTGAATAAGCAGTAAACGCAGTAGCATCAACATTTATGCTAAATGTATTCGTTGTCAAAAATGTAACGTTGTATTGATTCCCGTTCAGCTCTGTTGTTCCTTGAACATCTGAAATTTGGATGATAGCTCCATCCAGCAATCCATGGTTTTCTGATTCAATTACACAAGGATTAGTCAATGATACATCGTAAATATTTCCAAATTTAACATTTGCAGTTTCTACTTGCGTATTTCCTACCAATACATTACCAATTACTCCTGAATTGGTATTCATTTTCATTTCAACGCTAATTGCAGTACTTGAAGATGTGTCAAATAGGAAGTCTACATAGGAAGTTTTAATATTTTGCCCAATCTGTTTTGCAGGATTAAAATCTTTTGTTTCAATTTCAATCTTTGGAAATAGAGCAACTACCCCTCCACCAATGTATGTACCTGTCGAGGTCGCAGAAAAATTTTCCACTGATTCTTTTACATCTTGATCCCATTGACTTAAAATAACATTATCCTCATCTACTATCCTTACCGAATAAATTTGATCGTTCAGATTTGTTGTCCCTGGTGTAGAATTTGCGGTAACAAGATATATCAAACCTGTAAGATATATGATTTCATCAGTTTTTAGATTGTGGTTAGGGATTTCTAATGTGACGGGGCCATTTGCGGACGCAATTGTCACACTTTTAACTGCTAAACTTTCTTGATCCATCGCGTTAATAGTGCTGTCAACGCTAGTTTCTGCATCTGGATATCCGTAAAAATGAGCGAATCCCTGTTGATTTCCGCAAGCTATTGTCGGATAGCTTTTTTGAATACCTGTATCCCATGTTATATTTTCATTTGACCAATAAATATCTAATCGATCCCATGTAATTTCTGCCGGGTATTGAAAATTTCCAAAGCATGTGACATTATTTCTAAAAAAAGCAAATGTGTTGTTGCGATAGTTAAAGACTAATGTTTTGTCGGGATAGTATTCGTTTTGGTAAAAATCCGAGACATCGGAGAAACACCAAAAGACGAGCTCTTTTCGAAAATCTCTTATTCCCTGTACTCTTTTTACTCCATTATCTGCATTTCTAAAGGAATAAACAGTGTCTGGAATATCTAGATCGATACGTTGTACATCCCCGCCGCTGCTGGAAACTATGGCCTTGTCCCCTACAGATAAAACACCATCATCAAATAGAACGCTTGAAAAAGTGGATTCGCTACCAAAATCGCTTGATATGCGCTCCCATATAAATGGAAGGCCATATTCTCCAATGTATTGAAGACGCCACGTAGACCTTTCAAAGGTCACGATCAAAGTATTTTTATAGAATATAGCTCCTGTGATTGCTTGGTTTGTCGGAGCATCTAAAAATCCTCCCTTCCCAAAAACATCTGATCTCCAGGCATCCTGCTGTACTGGATTTCCAACTTGTGAAAATCGGCATCGATTAAAATAGCTGATTGCACCGCCTGAAGTTGCCCCTTCCCACGTGTTTAAGGCAAGAAGCCTTCCGTAGTAAGGAATCAATATTCGGGCTGTAAAAATGTAATTCGTCTCATCGTCATATACGGATGTGACTGTCCAATTCCCTGCTCCAGGCAATACAGGACTAAATGATAGATTGATCTCTCCAGTTGTGTAGTTAATGGTTCCTGAATTGCTTCCTGTGGATACTAGAGTTCCATCTTTTGGAGTATCTCTGAAAACAATATCGTTTTCTGTACCTCCATTGTGGCTTACTGTAATTACTATTGTGCCTTGTATAATTGGAAGGTTTGTAAGAAAGTCAGGCCCATATGCTGCAGATCCACTTGCTAATGTCGTAGATAGCACTTCAGTTTGTTGAGTGCCAGAAATGCAAGGCTGAAATGTTGTCCATGCCGATCCTGTCGTATATCGCATAGGAGAGCCAGCATCGTTGACAAAATTTGTGACAAAGAAATTTCTTGTCTCTGTGTCTGATCCTCTATAATTAGTTGCCCAAAAAAAATCTGAATCCGTTCCGTTCCAAGTTGCTGCGCTTGCAGGTAAAAACTCTTGAAAATTTCCCCCATCATGAATATATGCATATTTTGTATCAAAAAAAACTGCCTGTTCCTCATTGATTGCAGACAACTCTCTTGTAGGAATGCCCATAGCAGGCAATGCAGGAAAATAGTTGTAATCTAAATCAATTGTTATTCCAGCTCCTGGAGTTCCTCCAGCATCCCATTCTATATGCAATTGACCTGTAACATAATTGACAAATGTCCCTGGATCAACATCAAATGCTGCTCCTGAAGTTCTAGAAAAAGTTCCATCTCCTTGATCTGTAAATTGCGTTTCATTTGGATTGCCATCATCTACAATAATAACAATGCTTCCTGGCTCTAGTTCTGCATTTGTTTCTGTAACTCTTACTCCTGATAAAATATCGGCAATATCATAATCGCTTGTACCATCAGCATTTGTTTGGCTCTGATCCGTTAAAACTCTTCTGTATCTTCCAATAAATTGAAGGCCTTCTCTTTTCCTGACTTCTTGCCTATACGTATATGCGTTGTATAGATTGCTGAAGGCATCATCCATTAATAGAAAGGGTTTTTTGTTCTTCTGAACTCCCGATTCAAATCCTTGGATGTTGATTGATTGAAGAGACATCAGTTTCCTATAGCAATATAATATACATTTGGGACTGTTCCAGACCCTCTTATAAAAGTAAAACCAGTTTTTGAAACAGTTCCGTCTTTTACATAAATATTATTTGCAAAACTTTGTGATTCAGTTACCCTTAAAGCTT